CGTCCCGCAGCCGCCCGAATGCTGCCCTTGCCACTTCACGCATTCGACCCGACAGACAACGTCGAGTCAGGAGGGGCAGGTAATGAGGCAGCCAACAGTCATCGTTTACGTCCGACTTTCCCGGGACAGCGACGCATCTACGTCCATTGCTTCGCAAACGGCAGCGTGTGAGGCATACGCGAAACAGCGTGGGTGGAAAGTTGTTCTCGTCGCTGAAGACGTTGACGTTTCCGGCGCAAGTAAGCTCGAAAACCGGCCCGGCATGTCGAAGGTTCTTGACGCACTCCACAGCGCTGACTACGTGCTGGCAGTCAAGCTTGACCGGTACTCCCGAAGCGTCCTGGAATTCGCGCTCCTCTGGGAGCTGACCGAGCACAGCGGCGCAACCCTGGTCACTGTTGATGGCACGCTAGGGCCAGAATCTTCCCGATTCATGGCCAACATACTTGCAGCATTCGCCGAGCACGAGCGGGAAACCATTAGGGCGCGCATCAACGCCTCAAAACAGCATCTGCGCAGTGTGGGCCGATGGTTGGGCGGGGCACCGCCGTACGGTTTCAAACTCGTCAGGCGCGACGGCGGAACATACCTCGATATCGACCCCGGGGCAGCCGCCATTGTCCGTGACTGCGTAGAGAAGTTGCTTTACCAGGGCGCATCGCTGTCCAGCCTTATGCACGATCTGAACGAGCGGGGAATCCTGCCACCCGCTGACCATGCCAGGAAGCGCGACGGCCGAAAGGTGCGCGGATCGAAGTGGAGCACGACGACGCTGCGGGACATTCTCATTACGCCTGCCGTGCGCGGATTCCTGATTCAGTCAGCGCCCGGAAAGCCTCGCACTGCGCTGAACCACCAGCCGGTATTGGACGCTAACGGCGAACCGCACAAGGTTGGGCCGGAACTGCTCGACGCTGACACGTGGACGACGCTCCGGGAAACCCTCGATGAGCGTGCAGTTGGTAGGGGGAAGGAGCGCACCGGTAAGGCACTGCTTCTGCATGTGGCGGAGTGCTCCGAATGCCAAGGCCCCATGTACCACCAAAAGCGCGTAGTCAGCGACAAGGACTATTCCACCTACGTGTGCCCGAAGGGTGTAGGCAAGCACGGTGAGCACGCGTCCAACATCGTTCAGGCCAGAGGGCTAGAGACGCTTTGCTCTACTGATTTCCTGAAGCGCTTTGGCGGATTCTCCCTCATGCACAAGGTTGAGTCTCGGGGCCGTGACGTTGCCCGCGAATTGCGCGAGACAGATGAAGCGCTAGATAACCTGGCTGGGAACCTTTCGGCGCTGCCTGCCGGGGGGCGAGTGGTGCAGGCCGTAATCAGCCAGATTGAGGCGCTGGAAAAGAAGCGGGTAACCCTGCTCAGCGAAGCGGCTACGCCTGCCCGTACCGAGTGGGTGGATTCCGGAATCACGCTTGCGCAGGCATGGGCCCAGCGCACCACAGAGGGCCGTAACGCGATGCTCAGGGAGTTCGGTGCCGTCGTGAAGGTTGCTCCCCTACCGAAGGGCGCTGAGCGGCGATTCAGCGAGGATCGGGCGGAAATCATCTTCGAGGGGCCGGAATGGTGGCGCAGCGTCAACCCGGCAGAAGCCGCACTAATGGCGCTCGCGCTGGAAGAGGAGTTGACGGAATGAGCGCCGCATAGCGCCCCTGAGAGGCTCGCTCAGCCCCGCTTGGCCCCCTGTGGTCGGGCGGGGCTTTTTTCGTAGGTGACGGCACATCACATAATGGCTAACCTTCAGCGCATGAACCTCAATGAAACGCAACTCGGGTACGCGCTCGACGGGGACGCTGACGCAATTACTGGCATTCTCAAGGAACTTGAGGGACTGATCAGGGCGCGCGCACGGCGCATTAGCCTGACGCACACAGAAGACCTAAGACAGGTGGGGCGCGAGGCTGCGTGGCGCTGTATCAGCCGCTTTAACGGCGTGACGGTGGAGCACTTCATCCACTACGTGGCCAAGACCGTGACTGGCGCAATGAATGCTGCGCACTGCGCCATGCGATACCAAGGGATCAGCGTGACTGAGGCGTCATTGTGGCGCTCAGCGGTGAAGCACGCCAACGGCGATTTCAAAGAGGCCGAACGGCTGTTGCAAAGTGGTGAGTTGACATGGCGTATGAGTCCGGCGACCGCTGAAGCCGTGCGGATCGCCGTGTGTCCCACTGCGGCGCTTCCGGAAGACCTGGCCGCCCCACTACCGGCCGAGTGTTCAGAGTCAGCCACGCGAGCGTCAGCGGCCCGTGTGCGGCTACTCCTGATGGACCTGGGCCCGAAGCAGCGCGCGGTGATTCAGATGACGTACGGAATCGGCGAGCACAGGTGCATGAGCGACGGCGAGATAGGGGCGGCACTGGGCATCGGTAGAGCACAAGTCCCCTCTACGCGCAGTAAGGCATTGAAGCGGCTACGGGAGGACGGCCTAGGGGCCTGGCTATACCGCTGAGCGCCTCACTGAGCCCCGTTCGCCGTCCTGCTTCCCACAGGCTCCAGGCGGGGCTTTCATGCGCCGAGCGGGGCACGTAGCACTTCTGACACCGCGTCAGCTAGGCAGCGAACGGCGCTGGCGACCGGCTCGACACAGGTAATCGAGGCAACCGACTCACTCAGAAGCATTCGGCGCGACCGAAGACTGTAAGGGCGCACCCCGCTGGAGAGAGGGAGACACCATGGCGGCGGAAGACATGCTCAAGATCATCATGTCTTGGGAGAATGAGAACTCACACCGTGGCCGACTGGTCCGCGCACTGCAAAGCAACATGGGCAATAACCCCGTATTGCAGGCTAAGCGGCTCGCCATGCTAGGTCTGCACGCGGAGAAGCAAGCGAAGCGCAAGGCCGGTCTAGTGGCCGCCTGAAATCCCCAGATTCTGAAGACAAGCCGTCCGGCATCGCGCTGGGCGGCTTCTCTCTGGCCATATTTCGTCATGGTTCTGACAGTCAGTCAGGACGATACGACGACGCCTAATGACGGAAGGAAGTACGAAAGTCATGACCCGTAACGAGCTAATCCGCCTACTCCGCGTAGCCGAAGGCGCCCTATGGAAGTCCGGCAACCTACTGCGCGAGGGTGCCCCCGAAGTGCTGGAGACACAGCAGGAAATAGCACGTGCCCTGCGCGCCGCCGACTCCGCCGAGAAGTGCCAGCGGTGCGGAAACGCGCTGGTCCAGAATGGCATGGGGCGCCCAAGGCGCTACTGCTCGGACAACTGTCGTAAGTACGCGTATGCGGAGAAGCAGACCGGCTGAGACAGCGCAAGGAGGTTGGGCGATCAATCACTCTCTGTTAGCTGTTCTTTTTTTCTTTCTCTGTACGCATAACAAATTAGCTATAGAGATCTCTAAGGCAAAACAGAGACCCGTAGCACATAACCGAAAGGAACACACCCCATGTTGATCGGTGACGGGTGGCTAACCTGCGAGCACTGCAATAAGCACCTGACAGGCCGTCAGCGCAAGTACTGCTCCGAGTCATGCCGAGTCGCTGAGTACCGAGATAGCAAGCGCCCCAGGGAGAAAAGAGACTGCGAGCTGTGCGGCGACTCCTTCGCCGTCCGCTACAGGAACCAGCGGATATGCGACTACAACTCGCGCCAGGCGTCCGAGGACTGCATGTCGCTGCAGGACGATTTGGTTGAGCAGATGGAAGAGATACAGGAAGAGCGCGAGAACGCCACCTGTGAGCGCGAGGGGTGCGAGGAACCCACCTATCGGCCTGGCCGTGGCCGCCCTAAGCGCTACTGCTCGCCTCGCTGCCGAACGGCTTTCTACCGAGCACAACGAAAGGCTGCCGATGTCTAAGGCCAAGCCATGTCGTATCTGTTACCTGTCACTTCCCGCTGACGGTCCGCCGTATTGCGTTGACTGCCTGACCTGCGCGCGGTGCGGAAAACACATCGAGTACACAGGCAGGTACAGGCTCTATTGCGACAGCGCATGCAAGAGGGGCCGCCTAGACAGGGTCCATAAGCGCGCCTAACGCGCTCTGGACACTTCCTTCCCCCCTTCCCTCATGGGGCACCGGCTAGGCCGCTGGTGCCCCTTTCTTGTGCCTTCTGGAGGCACCCTTGACTGAATCCCTTCCTCGGCCAGCGCGCCGACCGGATACGCCCGAGTCATTCGCCGAAGCATGCCTGTACGCAGACGACCACATAGGCAGCTTCAGCGTTACGGCTGTCCGCCTGCCCGCGCGCCCTACGCTCGCTGACAAGCGCTATGGCCTTGACCCGCTGGTGGACCGTGAGCGCTACGGCCGATTGCCCGGCTACCGGCTGCGCGGAACGACCCCTGACCCGCTGGACTTTGGGGCGTCGCCCGGCAGGGGCGCTGACATCCTCTATGAGGGCCGAACGTTCCCTGTGGTGTCCAGTTTCACCCTGGAGCAAAGCCAGGCCGCTACAGGGGCAATGGTGGCCCGTTTCATGGCCGCTCCGGGCGTGCCCCTGCACGATGGTTCCGCCGGTCGATTGGTTCGCCATGGCCGGATCGTCGTCATGCATCGGCGCTGTCGGCAATGCGGCGAAGCCTTCACATCCTGGCGCTTCCTGGGGCAACGTCGGCGCTGGCCTACCTTCTGTTCCGCTGACCACCGGACTGCCTACAAGCGCGTGCAGGATCGGCAACGTCAGCGCGAAAGGCGTGCAGCCAATTGACCTGCACTGAGTAGCCGTTACAAAGACAGGTGAAGGGTCCGGGGCACTGACAGCCACTCCGGGCCCTTTCTCATGCTCCCTCACTGGCTAGTGGTCGCCGGTGAGGTTGAGGCGGCCCCCGTTCCCTGTCTCCTCTCGCTGGGAGGCGGGGGCCACAGCTTTCCGGCGCCCTACACAAACTCACGCAGTGATGGCAGCGAGCGCCGGTATCTCTTTCATCCTCACGAATGGACTCCCCATGTCTAAGTACCTGCCCGATATCTCGCCAGAGCTTGAGACTGCGTTCCGTGTCTTCCTCGCTGAGCGTACTGAGCGTGCGTCCATGGCGTACGTGACGCCCGTTTTTGCCATTAGAGCTGCGTTCCGTGCGTGGCTCCGGGAGAACGATGTGCCGATCGGTAAGCCGACAACCTTGCAGGTTAATTGGATACTCGACGACGCCAACGTGCCGGTAGAGATTCTGGCCATGCGGACGGGTTCGAAGATGCCGCACGCCTGCGGAATTCGGCTGATTATGGGGGCCACGAAGTGAGCGAGCAGCCTACGGCGAACCTAGCCGAACAACTTTCCGGGATTCCGTCCGACGGGACGCAGTCCACGGAAAAATCGGCGCAGCCTGAGCCTGTTGACGAACAGCTTGGTGACGCTGGAAAGCGCGCGCTAAATGCGTTGCGTGATGAGGTAAAGGCTTTGAAGGCAGAGTTGGCCACTGCCAAGGCTTCTGAGAGTGCTGACGCAGGTACGGGCGACCCGGCCAGCGATAGCGACTCTCCTTCAGTCGGTACGCGCGATGCGGCTGCTGATGTCACGCCGAGTAAGCCCCGATTCCAGGGGACTGGCGATGGTGGCGCACGTGGTGCTGCCCCAGACGCTAATCCGCAGCTATCTCACGACGATCTGCAAGGCATGACATCCAAGCAGATTGAGACGGCCCGCCGAAATGGGCAGCTGCGGGACCTACTTCGTGGCGAGTAATGCCGCACCTACCGACTGACGAAAAGGACTGGCCAAAATGGCTTTGAACAACTTCATTCCCGCTGTCTATGCGGCTGCGACTCTCGCCGCTCTTGACACGGCGCTTGCCTACGGTTCCGAGGGTGTTACCAACAGGGACTACGAAGGCGACGTCTCCGAGTTTGGCGGGAGCGTTGTTATTAACACCATCGCTGACCCAATCGTGGAGACTTACACCGCCTACACCGACATGACCGGCGGGAATGCGGCATCCACCCCGCAGACGATGCCCATTGACCAGAAGAAGGCTTGGTCTCTGGACATTGACGATGTCGACCAGGCGCAGGCCCGCGATGACAACGACTTTATTTCCAGGGTGACTGCGCGCGCTGCTCACCTGCTGGCCAAGACTGCTGACGCCTACGTTGCTGCGCAGATGGCTGCGGCGGTTACTCCGGGCGCCGAGGTCACCGTGGACGTTGCGAGCGAGGCGTATGACCTCCTGGTGGACCTGCGCACGTCGCTTTCCCAGAACGACGTCCCGATTGACGGTCGCTGGGTTGTCGTCACTCCAGCGTTCCATGGCTGGCTGCTCAAGGACCCGCGTTTTGTTTCCAGCGGTGACGCGCTGGGCGGCACTACGCGTAGCTCTGGTGTGGTCGGCAACGCCGCTGGGTTCTCTGTGCTCGAATCGAACCAGGTCCCCAATGGTCCGGGTGCGGGCGCTGGAAAGCTCCTGATCGCTGGCCACGGCATCGCCACCACATACGCGGACCAGGTCACCAAGGTTGAGGCCCTGCGCCATCCGACCAAGTTCGTTGACCGGCTGCGTGGCCTGCACGTCTACGGTGCGCGCGTTGTCCGGCCTACTGCGCTGGTCGCCAGAGACGTCATCGGCGCCTAAGCAGTAACAACCCTGAGGGGCCTGGTCACTTGACTGTGGCTGGGCCCCATTTGGGTTACCACCTACGAAAATTCGTAGGTGGTCGACTTGGCTTTCTGAGAGGAACACCCTTTGCGCCCCGAGGATTTGATCACTTCCACGTTGAAGTACGACGAGGGTTATGACCTGACGCTGAGCAAGGCGTATCGCGCTGCCCATTGTGTGGCGGAGGCCAACGGCGCATCCTTCACGCTGTCCATGAGTGAGTACGGTCATCTGCTGCGTGAGGCTGGTTACGAGACGTACTACGAGGACGGCCGTACCAAACTGCACAACACAGGAATGCAGGTCGACGTCTATCGCCGGTATTTCCGTGGGTCACGGCGCTGACTCCCATGGTTGAACTGCGAGTCGGCAGCTTCCATACGCTGGTCTACGGCGGCACGGTTTACAGCGGAGGGGACACCTTCGAAGTGGCGGACGAGAGCGCCGAAGCGTGGCTGAGAACGAACAGGGTGACGCCTGTAAACGGCGATTGGCTGGGCGTGGTCCCTGGGGCTGTTCAGCCTGCTGCGAGGCCGTCTCAGGCCCGTGCAGCGAAGCCGCGCAAGCCACGCCGTAAGGCTCCTGCAGTTGAGTGCCCGTGTGAGCGTCCACCCAAGATGCCTGGGCGTGCCTATGCCACGTGCTCCGTGCCTGGCTGTGCCTGTCAGGTGGTCAGCGGTAAGTGCCATGCCCATGCGCGCACCAGCACCATCACAGGCGAGCGCTACCGGGACAGCTACAACGACAACCCCAGTGACCTAGTCCGCTGGCGTCGTGTCAGTTCGCGCTACCTGCATGACCACCCGCTGTGCGAGTCAGCCAAGTGCGCTGCCATCCCCGCGCCGTTGAGGCCAGCAGCAAGGCAGGTCGACCACCTCGACGCTTTGGCGCTGAAAGGTCCGCGCGCGTGGGACCCGGGCAACTGGCAGGCGCTGTGCGTGCCGTGTCACAGCAGGAAGACAGCAGCCGAGAGCTTCGGTTGCTAGCTCACTCACTGTGACTGCTGACGCCCCATCATTCATTACTGTGTGCGACTGCAAGGGCACCGAGGGTGGGGAGGGGGCCTTGATCGTCTTGGGAGATTTAGCGCGGGGGAGGGCTCTGTCTGGTGCGCCCGGTTCAGACACCCGATTGAGACCCACGCCACATCACGCACAGTGAAGCCCCACCGTTCAGCATCAACTGACCCATCGTTCAGTAAGGATCTGTATGACTGTCCGTCAGTTCCGCACCCGACTACATGAGCCTGAGTCCGTGGCACTGCTCGGCCATGCAGGGGACACCGACACGTCCCCCAACGTCATCATCCGGCGCGCTGTCCGCGAGTACCTCAAACGATCCGGCGTGACCATCCCGCCATACGCAGACGGAACGCCCTGCGAGGCGCCCTGAGGTACGAACAAGCCCCGACCCTGGGATATCCCGGGGACGGGGCTCATCTGCGTTTGGGGGTTAGCTCCGCTGGCTTGCCCGGAGGCTCTGGCCTAGGTAACGCACGTCAACGCGCTTCACGGCGATGGCCATGACCTCTGTCAGCATGGCGACGGCGGGGGCAAGGAACACGGCTAGCTCCCCGTCGCTGAGTTCGTCCTCGCTGTCGAGCACTTCGCCGACCACAGCGAGAAAGGCGGTAGCCGCTTCCAGGGCGGTCACGTCTGCCAGGTGATCGAGGAACCCCCCGGGCTGAGGTACGGCGTACATGCGCTTGCCGGTCTCAGCGTCAAGGCCAAGGAATCTAGGCTGTGTCATGTCGGCACGCTCCATTCGTGTCGGTAGGCCCCTGGTGATCGCTTCAGCCCGATCGCTGGGGGCCGCTCTGTTTCCGCTCAATATCAAGACTAGCTCGGTACCTGACTACCTCGATAGCGCAGCGGGTAAATAGGTCGCACGCTGACTAAGTGGAGATCAACAGGGCAGAGCCGCACTGGCCTCAACTCGCCGAGGAGATCCGGCGACGCATCAGCGCTGGCACCTATCCAGTCGGAGGCCGTCTGCCGGGCACCGTGGCCCTTGCTGCCGAATTCGACGTTTCGCAGTCGACGGCATCCCGCGCGCTGGCACACCTGCGGGCCGAGGGTCTCGTGAACGTGGTGAGCGGTCGCGGCTACTACGTGAGCGGCTAGGCCTCTGACCTGCGACGATGCATTGATGGTTTGACAGAACACCCGCCCTCGTGGCCGGTGTTCAGCGCGGCCAGCAGGGACACGACCTCCGGCCCGCGCACCTCGCCGACGACCAGCCGGTCCGGTCTCATCCGCAGGGCCTGCCGGACCAGGTCCTGGAGTGCGACGAGCCCGACGCCCTCCTGGTTCGCGGGCCGCCCCTCAAGGCGCACCACATGGGGATGGTCGGGCCGCAGCTCCGCCGAGTCCTCGGCGAGAACAATCCGTTCCCCGGGGCCGACCAGCCCGAGCAGGGCACTCAGGAGCGACGTCTTCCCGAACCCCTGACAGAGACACCACTGACACGGCACACTCGGAGGATGAAGCCCACCTCAGCGCCCAACGGCCCTGTCCGCGCCGCCATCTATTGCCGCATCAGCCAGGACCGGACGGGCGCCGGCCTCGGCGTCGACCGGCAGCGCGAGGACTGCGAAGCCCTCGCGCTGCGTAACGGCTGGGACGTCGTCGAGGTGTACGTCGACAACGACGTCTCCGCGTTCTCCGGGAAGCACCGCAAGGACTACCGGCGGATGCTCGCCGACCTCGACCAGGGCACCGCGACCGTCGTCATCGTCTGGCACACCGACCGGCTCACCCGCTCGATCGTCGAGCTGGAGGAATACATCGAGCTGTCCGACCGCCGCGGCATCGCCACACACACCGTGCAGGCCGGGACGATCGATCTCGCCACCCCGTCCGGCCGGATGACCGCGCGGATCCTCGGCGCCGTCGCCCGCCAGGAGTCCGAACACAAAGGGCACAGGGTGGCCCGCGCCCGTCAGCAGAAGGCAATGGCGGGCGAGTGGCCGGGCGGTATCCGCCCGTTCGGGTGGGGCGTACCCACCGGCGAGATGCGAAAGAAGGCCGACCGGAAGACGGGCGAAGAGGTCGAGGTGCCCGTCCTCGACATGACCAAGGTCGTGCCTGAGGAGGCCGAGGCGCTCCGGTTGTGGACGGACATGCTCCTGTCCGGCGGGTCGATCCGGGGCCTGGTGAAGTGGTGCGCCGATAAAGGCATGGCCACCACGCGCGGGAACCCGGTCACGCACACCGAGATGCGGCACATGCTGATGCGCCCCAGGAACGCCGGAATCGCCATCTACAGGGGCGAGGAGGTCGGGCGCGGGCAGTGGGAGCCGATCGTCGACGAGCCGAAGTACAGGGCCGTCGTGGCGATCCTGAAGGATCCGGGCCGCAAGACGAACCGCGGGGCGCAGCCGAGGTGGGTGGGCTCGCTGCTCTACGTGTGCGGGCGCCCGAAGTGCGGCGGGGGCATGACCGTGACCCAGTCCGGCGGCCGGGCCTACCCCAGCTACAAATGCGGCACCGGGCACGGCGGCGGCCGGCGTGCCGAGAAGGTCGACCAGTACGTGGAGGACACCATCATCGAGCGGCTGTCACGGGACGACGCGCAGGACCTGCTGCTGCCCGGCCCGGACGATGTGGACGTCGCCGCGTTGCAGGCGGAGAGCGAGCAGATCCGCGGGCGCATGACGGACCTGGCGGGCCTGTTCGGCGCGGGGCAGATTGGCATCGAGGCGTTCACCACGGGTACCGACACGGCCCGCGGCCAGCTGGAGGGTGTCACGCAGCAGCTGGCGCGTGCGGCAACACAGGATCCGCTCGTCGACCTGGTCGGGGCGCCGGATGTGCGGAAGGCGTGGAAGGCGTTGGAGCTGGAGCGGAAGCGCAACGTGCTGCGCGCGCTCGTCACGGTGACGCTGACGATCCCGCGGCAAGGCCGCATGCCTGATGGCGGGTACTTCGACTACGACGCCGTCGCCTTCGAGTGGAAGCGAGGGCGCTCTGGCTAGAGCAACTTGCGAACTGCATCCCGGGCCGCCTCTGCACGTGCGCTCTGCTCGGCCTTGCTGCCTGGATAGCTCGCGCCCGCCTTGTCGCCAGAAGCCGTATGTGCTGGCCTCGGCTGCGAATTTTCGCCGCTACGCTCTTCGCCGTCCTCATATACAGGATAGGTCTGGATAATCAACTCCTCGCCTTTTGCTGCACGCAAGGAGTCGATACGCCCAATCAGATACTGATATTGCCTAATCAGTTCTGTTTGCTGAGCTGAGACTTGGTCCATCATAGCCAGCGCCATTTGGGCCTGCTGTCGCGCTTGCTCCTCGTTGCGCCTGGCGTGCGAGTACTGCTCCCTAGCGCTGTTGACCTGCATGCCCATCTCGGCAATGCGCCGCTGCACAGCCTTTGCTTCGGCCTGCAATTCCTCATCAGTAGGCGGAACCTTCAACTCGTCCGGCACCCCAACACTGAAGCCCGACCCGAGTAGCCATTCGACAGTGGTCTCCAGGGCGCGGGCGATCATCTCAGCCTCTGCCATTTTCAGCAGCCGTGTGCCGTTTTCAAGGCGCGCGATATCGGTCGGCCCGATGTCTCCACCAAGATCTACAACACGTGTCGCGATGTCTTGGCGCGAAACGTTCAGCAGTCTCCGGTAGCGCTTCATTTGGCGGATGAACGTGTCTTGGGCGAGGTGCCCGGACTGCGTCAGTTCGATATCGCGGCCACTCGCCCACCCTGACGAAGCACGGGTGCGCTTCGCCTCGAAGTCCCGCGCAGTCCCGCCCGGCATCTGCGCCACCACATCGGCGGCGCGATCGGCGATGTCTGCGGGCGTGCCATCACGCAGTTCGGTCTTCGGATCGAAGCCGTCGAGGACCCGGGCCATCGTCCCCGGCACCCAATACAGCGCCGCTTCGAGGGCATCCAGCGACTTCGGCCAGCGCGTAGGTACGCGACCTTCCTCAGTGAGCTGGATGCTCTTCTCGGACACCCCGGACGTCTCGGCCAGCCTCTTGCGGCTGAACCCCTGCCTGTCGCGCGACTCCCGGATCGTTGCGCCGAGCCGAGCCCAGTCGTCCGGGCTCCACCTCATGTCTGCCACTGGGACCCCTTGATGTTGGTAACGATCGGCAACACCTCCAACCGTAGGGTCTGGCAACGAAACTGGCAATAACGCTGGCGTTACTTCCGATCGCAGGGAGTAACGGCCAAGCCCAGCGCCACAAGTGCCAGTTGTTACTTGGCAGTATTACTGGTTCATTGCCATTCACTGCCATACGATCTGGTCATGAAGACGGACGGACGTCTGATCCGGCGCAAACGGATTGGGCTGGGCCACGGCATGAACCGTTTCGCTGCCCTCGCAGGGATCAGCGGGGCGGCGCTCAGCCGCATCGAGAACGGCCAGCGGCAGCCCCGCCCAGAAACGCTCAAGAAGATCACCAATGCGCTCGGCTGCCAGGTCTACGAGGTCATTGCCGAGGAGAACAGCGACGGGGCCAGGTCTAGCCACCCGGCCCCGTCTGACGAGAACAGCTCCATCCACCAGCGCTAACCAGCAAGACGGCGGCACCCGGGGTCTAGCCACCCCATCAGTGCCGCCGCCGGAAAGAGAACGTCCTCATGTCAATTCAAGCACAGCCAGGAGAGGCGCCGACGGCGTCGCCTGCCTCAAGAGACCAGCGCCCCACGCTCGCCGGCCTGTCCATCATCACCGCCCTCGTGAATGGGGTTCAGGTCCCCGTTGCCTGCCCGGCGGACTGGTGCAAGGAGAAGCACGCCGTCGAGGACACCCGGCACGTCGAGGACATCGACCACGTCGGCGACCACGTCGACCTGTACGTGCCCGACTTCTTCGGCGAAGAGGACCAGGTCTTCGCCTATGCGCATCTCGGCTGCGACCTGTACAGCTCCGACGTGAAGATGCGCGAGGCGCACATCCGCGTGGAAGATGGCGGCGGCGAAGCCAGCTACCTCACCCCCGACCAGGCCGACACGTTCGCCTCGAACCTCGACACGTTCAGCTCGAAGATCCGCACTCTCGCGCAGGTCGCCCGCGGCACCGCGGCCCCCGCGCCCGGCCACTACTCGTGGTGCGAGCCCGACGCCTGCTGGACCTACGCCAGTGACGACGGCACGGTCACCGAGCACCTCAGCGCCCGCGCCACCATCCAGGCCCCGCCCGGCTTCGACGCCGACAATGGCCTGCTCCTCGACGCGTACCTGATCGCCGACGACAGCATGGTCGACAGCGGCCCCCGGGTATCGGCGATCACCGCCACCGGCAACGGCCAGATCTTCGGCGAAGTCGAGCTCGACAAGCTGATCGACCAGACCGCCGCCGCCCTCGACCAGCTGCGCGCCATGCGCCTGCACATGAAGGCGGCGCAGGCGTGACCAGCCAGCCGAACACTGCCGCGGCCGGGGGTACCCAGATCGTGGGTACCCCTGCCCGCCCGGCCCGGCCTGAGCGTCCGGCCGGCTACTGGGAGCGCGTCATCCGCATCGTCGACCAGGCACCGCCGCTGACCGACGACCAGCGCGCCCGCATCCGCGCAGCCTTCCACCAGCCCGCAGCGCGGGAGGCGGCGTGAATACCCCGGTCGGCATCGACGGCGAACTGACCGTCGACCTCGAAAACCGGCGTGCCCGCTACGACTGCTACCGCCCCGACTGCCCGCAGCGTCGCGAAGGCCCCGTCCACGGCGTCGTCGTCCCCGAGTTCGTCCGCGCCATCAAGACCCAGCATCTGACCCAGTTCCACGGGGAGCAGCGTTGAACGACGAGCAGTCCGCCCCAGGCCTCCGGGCTTTCGCTCGCGAGATGGACGACGCCGGCCTGTGCGTCTTGAAGATCAAGGCCGACGGCAGCAAGGCCGCTGACGTCCGCAGCTGGACCCCGTACAAGGTCGCCCGGTCCACGCCAGAAGAGCACGACCAGTGGTTCAGCGGGGGGCGCCCGGCCGGGATCGCTGCCGTCTACGGAGCCGTCTCCGGCAACGTCGAGATGTGGGAGTTCGAAGACCACGCCGTCCGCGACGGCCTCCTCGAAGAGGCCACGGAAATCATGGACGCCTCCGGGCTCGGAGAGCCGTGGCAGGCCGTTCTCAACGGCTGGGCCTCACGGAGCCCCGGCGGCGAGGGGCAAGGCATCCACGTCCGGGTGCGCATCGACGGCGCCCCGGTCCCCGGCAATACCAAGCTCGCCTCCCGCCTGGCCCGTGAGGACGAGTACACCGAAGAAGAACGGCAGCGGCTTCGCGAGAAGCCCAACGCCCGCATCGTCCGCGTCCAGGCAGAAACCCGCGGCGAAGGGGGTTACGGGCTCGTCGAACCCTCCGGCGGGACCGTCCACCCCAGCGGCAAGCCCTACGTCCGTGTCGCGGGCAGCCCGGCCACCATCCCCACGCTGGACGCCGACACCGTCGACGCCATGCGGCAGGTCCTCCGGATGCTCGACACCCTGCCCAAGCCGGAGACCCCGAAGACCGCACCGCGCGAACTCCCCCCACTGCCTGGCGGAGACCTCCGGCCTGGCGAGGACTACGAGGCCCGCGCGGACTGGCAGGAGATCCTCACCGGGATCTTCCGGCCCGTCATCATGCGCGGCCACACAACCTATTGGGGCTGGGCTGACGGGGTCGGCGGATTGAAGGCCACGACCGGGCGCGACCCCGAGCGGGACCGGCTGTACGTCTTCGCCACCGGCAGCGACTTCCAGTCCGAGACCCCGTACTCGAAGTTCGCCGCCTACGCACACCTCCACCACGGCGGAAACTTCAAGCTGGCCGCCGCCGAACTCCGCCGCCGCGGCTACGGGTCCGAGCCGCCACGCCAACGCCTGCACTCCGTACCGACCCGGGCCGGCAGCAACTTCACGGACGGTTCCTCAGCCATCGACCCGGATTCCGTGCCGGACGAGCACGGAATCCCGGACGCGGGCCCCGACCTCCGCATCGTCACCAACAAGCCCCAACTCGACATCACCAACGAAGCCGACGCCATCGACGGCCTCCTCGACATCATGCGCGCCGACCAACTCCCCGACCTGTACAAGCGATCCAGCGGACCGTGCTGGGTGCACGAGGACGACCAGGGCAACCCGCTCGTCAAGCAGCTGGGCACCGACAACCTGCGCGCCTACCTCGGCGACCACGTCACCACCTACCAGATCGTCAAGGACCCGCTCACCGAGGGCACCAAGGAAGTCCGCGAGCTATTCATGCCGAAGACGTGCGGCACGGTCCTCGGCCGCAAGGACTGGCCCCTGCTGCCGCTCCGCGGAATCGTCACCTCTCCCGTCGTCCGGCCCGACGGAACCCTCGTGCAGGCACCCGGTTACGACCGAGGCACCGGCCTGTATATGCACCCGCGGGTCCCGCTCCGCCGCCTGCAGCCGCAGGTATCGAAGGAGTCCGTCGAGCGGGCCAAGGACATCGTCCTGAACCAGATGCTCGCCGACTTCCCGTTCGTCGATAACTCCGACCGCGCCCAGTACCTGGGCGCCCTCCTGTCACCGATCATCCGGCCCTACGTCCCCGGGCCGACGCCGCTCGTCGTCATCACCGGCACCTCGCAGGCCTCCGGCAAGACCCTCCTGAAAGACGTGTTCGGGCGACTGTACGGACTGGCCGAAACCCCCTGGGCCGAGAACGACGCCGAGTTGCGCAAGGCCATCACGGCAAAGATGTGGGACTGCGGCGACCCGGTCATCGCCATGGACAACCTGCCCAACGGGCACATCATCAAGAGCCCCATCCTGTCGTCGCTCGTTACGAGCGCCACCTGGAGCGACCGCCTGCTCGGAAGCACCAGCAGCGTCACCATGCCGAACGACCGGCTGTGGGTCCTCACCGGCAACAACCTGCGCACCGGCGGGGACAACGCCCGCCGCACCCTCTGGGTCCGCCTCGACCCCGACTGCCCCAACCCCGACCAGCGCGACAACTTCACCGTCGGCGACCTCCGCGAATGGCTGGAGAGCAACGCATCCACCCTCGTCGCGGCACTGGTCACGATGGTTCGCGGATGGCTCGACGACGGCGCCAAGACGGTCAACACCCGCATGGGCGACTACTCGCGGTGGGCGTCCGTCATCGCGGGGATCCTCAACTACCTGAAGGTGGACGGCTGGCTCGCCAACCGTGGCGAGGCCAGCGCGGCCCTGGACGACGAGGCCCAGGAGTGGGCGGCATTCCTGACGTCCTGGCACCAGAGGATCGGCACCGATCCGGTCACCACGAAGGAACTGCTCGGCCTGAAGGACACCGTGCCGCAGCTGCACAACGGTGACCTGCCGTCCGGTAAGCAGCTGGGTCACTGGCTGAAGGCGCGGCAAGGGCGCTACTTCGAGGACCTCAAGGTCGTCCTGGTCTACGACAGCCACCTGAAGCAGAACACCTGGCGCGTCGAGCAGCACGTCGACAAGGGCACCGGAAGGGCTGAGCGGTGACCGCGGGGAGTAGAACCCCGCAACCTGCGGGGTTTCCCCGCAACCCGAAAAGTGCCCCTCACCTGCGCGTATACGGGGTTGCGGGGAATTGCGGGGAGTGGCGCTACCTCACCCATATAGGGAACGCATCACACACACCATGCGCAACACACGGCGTGATGCGTCACTCAAAAAAACTCCGGTCTCTATATGCGAAGACCTCTCAAACATTCCGGAGATCCCCGCAAACCCTGCTTAGGGCCAGCTCAGAGCCGGTTTGGATCCCCGGCGTCATCCCCGCAAAGAACCCCGCAGCATCCCCGCAGAACCCCGCAGCGACGAACCGAGGTGACCGCCATGTCCGAACTGCCTGAAACATTCACCCCTCGCCCGTACCAGGCCGACGCGATCAAGGCGCTCACCACCGGCTGGCAGGACGGTACGAACAACCGGCTCGCCGTCGTACTCCCCACCGGAGCGGGCAAGACCGTCGTATTCGCCAACCTCATCAGCGAGTTGCTCATCCAGCTGGACGGCGCCCGCGCCCTGGTCATCGCCCACCGCGAGGAACTGATCCAGCAGGCCGCCGACAAGATCCGCGCCGTCCGCCCCGACCTGCGCGTCGGAGTCGTCAAGGCCGGCCGCGACGAGCACCAGGACGTCGACGTCATCGTCGCCAGCATCCAGACCCTCGCCGTCGAACGCCGCCGCCAGGCCATCGAGAACATCGGCCTCGTCATCGTCGACGAATGCCACCACGCCGCCGCCGTCAGCTACATGACCGTGCTCGAGCACTTCGGCGCCTGGGCAGGAGTACCCACCGCAGGGTTCACCGCCACCATGACCCGCACCGATGGCGGCCTCGCTGACGTCTGGCAGGAGGTCGTCTTCACCCTCGACATCCTGGAGATGATCGAGGACGGCTACCTGTGCGACGTCCGCGGCAAGCGCATCACCGTGCCAGGCCTGAACCTCGACGCCGTGAAGACCCGCGCCGGCGACCTCCAGGACGGGCAGCTCGGCCAGGCCCTCGACGACTCCGGCGCCGCACAGGTCGTCGCCGAGGCCTACCGGCAGCACGCCGCCGACCGGCCCGGCGTCGTCTTCACCCCGACTGTCGACACTGCCCAGTCCATGGCCGAGGCCTTCACCGAGGCAGGCATCCCGGCCGCCGCCGTCTGGGGCGACATGCCCAAGGATGATCGCGCCGCCGTCCTCGGCCAGTACAAGACCGGGGCCGTCCAGGTCCTTACGAACTGCATGGTCCTTACGGAAGGTTTCGACGCCCCGTGGACGTCGTGCGTGGTCATCGCCCGGCCGACCAAGTCGGCGGGCCTGTACTGCCAGATGGCAGGCCGCGCCCTGCGCCTGTTCAAGGGCAAGAAGGACGCGCTGATCCTCGACGTGATGGGTGCCTCCACTCGCCACAAGCTCGCGTCGATCGTCGACCTCACCGGCCGCGAGGTCGTCATGTCGGACGAGGACCAGACGCTGCGCGAGGCGGTGCGCGAGACCGAGGAGAAATCCAAGCGGGTCATCGACCTCTCGCGGATTCAGGTCGAGGAGATCGACCTGTTCCACGGCTCCGTCACGCGCTGGCTGAAGACGCAGTCGGGGGTGTGGTTCATACCTGTCGGGGATGCGGCCTTCGTCTTCCTGGTCCGCAACCCGGTCGACCGGACGTACTGGCTCCGCCGCTTCGACATCAACAACGGGATCGTCGGGCCCAAGCGCGATATCCCGCTCCCTCTGTCCGACGCGAAGGCGTGGCTGGAGCAGCAGGCCAAGGCCATGGGCAGCAGGTGGCTTGCCACCCGCGCGGCCCCGTGGCGGAACAAGCCGGCCAGCGTCAAGCAGCTCAACTTCTGCCGGGTGAACGGGATCGCGGTCCCGCACGGCAGCACCGCCGGAGAGGTCTCGGACCTTCAGGCCGTGCACCAGTTCAGCACCATCCTCAACCGGCTCAACGTCATGGCCGCGGCATGACGAGAGGGGAGTTCGACGTGCAGCACGACTTCAGCAGTGGGGATATCCCCACGACTCACGACCTGCGTGGCCCGGACGGCAACGCAGGTATGGGCACGGCGCCCACAACTGTGGGGCAGACACCCACGGTTGCGACTCCGAGCGACGGAGCCGCAAACCTCAACCGTGGGGATATCCCTACGGTTGCCTCCCACTCGGAGGCAACTGCGGAGGACAGCCTGTCCCCCGCAAACGACGACATCGTGATCGAGGTGACCGAGGCCGAGTTCCACGCGGCCGTCAGTACCTCGCTCGCCCGGCTCGGCCTCACTTACGCCGAGCTCGAAGACCAAGCCCGCCGCCGCGACTTCGTAAGCGCCCAAGCGCAAGTCCTGTGGGTGTCCGTCGGCGGCGCCGTCAACACCGACCTGCTCGACGAAGAGCCCGCAGAGGGTCACGCCGAGGCCGTGACCCGTGCGGGGGAGTCGGACTCCCTCGCAACCGTTGCTCAGAAGTCAACGGTTCCCCGGGTCATCGGCCTCGACCTCAGCCTCACCTGCACGGGCGTGGCCGGGGAGGGCTGGGCTGAAATCATCCGCCCGAAGGCCGGCCTGCGCGGGCATCCGCGGCTCGCGTTCATCGTCGACCAGGTCGCCACGCATATCCGCAACGCCGACCTGGTCGTCATCGAAGGCCCGTCGTTCGGCGGCGGAGTCGCCCACCGGCACGAGGACCTGGCCGGGCTGCGCGTCATGGTCCGTCACGCCTGCTGGCGTCGCGGTATCCCCTACGCGATCGTCCCGCCGTCCTGTCGGGCCCTGTATGCCACCGGCAAGGGCTCCGGCTCCAAGGGTGCCGTCAGGGATGCGGTGCATGCCCGGTACGGCATCGACTGCGACGGCGTCGGCCGCTACGACCAGGCCGACGCCTACACCCTCCTCGCGATGGGCCTGCATCACCTCGGCTGGCCCCTCGCCGTACTGCCCGACAGTCACCGCCGCGGCCTCGACGGATGCCAGTGGCCCACCACGGAAGGACTCGCCGCATGACTGACCACGAGATCCAGCTCCTCGCCGTAGGTATCGCGATCGGCATGAACTTCATGCTGCTCGTCCAGATCGCCTTCGGGATCCTCGACGACCGCCGCGACCGCAAGGTGGCGCGCGCCGCCCAGGCCCGGCTGAAGGCCGCGGAAGAGCGGGCAGCAGGATGACCGCGTCCTGCGGACTGTGTGAGCGGCAGCTGGAGCACGACTACCTGTGCCCCGGCTGCACGCTCGCCACAGCCCGGCGCCTCGACCGCGCACCGCGCTTGTACGAGGCTCTCGCCGCCTTCCTGCACCCCGGCGGGCGGCGGCCCGAGTACGGCCGCACGCGGCCCGTGGAGGCGCCGATGCCGATCGCCGAGCCCGCGTTCAACCTCCGCGGCCCCGGCGGCTTGGTCAGCGTCCTTGAGGACTGGCGCAGCGCCATGCAGGCCGATCGCGGTTGGGGCGAACCGGTGGTCGGCGGGACCATCGGCCGCCGGATCGCCGTCGCCTCGCGGGCCCTGTCGATGAACCTGGAGTGGATCGCTTCCAGTTGGCCGATGGCCGGCGCGTTCGCCGAGGAGATCCGCGACCTCGAACGAGACGTCGCGTCCATCGTCAACCCGCGCGATCCGGCCGAGCGTCCGAAGCGTCTCGGCCTGTGTCCCGCAGTCGTGGACGCAGAGGACACCGTGTGCGGGGCCGTCCTGCTGCTGCGTCCCGGGCAGTCCTCGGTGACGTGTACGTGGTGCGGCGGGAGTTGGGAGCCGGCCCGCTGGCTCGAACTCGCCGTGGCACAGCGGGACGTGGCCGCGTGACCACCTTGACAGAGATAAGCACCCCTGCTTACATTTGTGGTCAGGCAGTCACCTCCGGTACGAGGAGGGACGTGACTACGTGGAGAGCACGGCACGACGAAGCCGTCCGTAAGCAAGAGGCCGCACAGCAGGCCTACCAGGAAGCCACCGACGAACGGGCACTCGCCCTCATCGACGGCGCCGAACAGCTCGGCAGCCAGGCCGCAGTCGCCAGAGAGCTCGGCGTGAAGACACCGAGCGTCAACCAGGCCATCCGCGCCTACCAGAAGAAGACCGAGTAACACCCACAACTGAAACGGCCCAAGGCCGGGATTGCCGTCCCAGCCAAGGGCCTGACCGAGAACGCCTACCTGACTAGACCAGGAGGAGATCCGGCTATGGCCGATCTTTCCATGCCCACCCCTGCGCCCGAAACGGGCCGCCGCCTCATCGCCGCGGGTGTCATCCGCCGCCGCCCCGGCCGCACCATCACTGTGCGCGTCACAGCGGCCGGCGCCACCGGAGTCATCGCCAAGCAGGTGACCCGATGAACCAGCCGCTGACCCCCGCCGCATGGGACGCCGAGGACAACCGCCCGGCCATCCCCAAAATCCCCCACCCCCGCACCCCGCAGACCAGCGACCTCGCCGTCGCCGTCGACCTCGGCCGGCGCGTCCTCGGCAGCGACAACCCGGCCGCCCTTCGCGAAGCCCTCCGCATCCTTCTGTACGCCGTCGAGCAGGACGCCGTCCGCCGCTCCGTCGACGCCCAGTTCCCCGCCGTGGCCGCGCTCCTCGACGCCGAGCGGGGTGAAGGCCAGTGAGTACCGAGCCCCGCACCGTCACCGTGAACATCCTCGTCGCCAAATCCCTGGAGATCGACGAGCCGGACTGGTGCCGTGATCCGCACACCGGCGCCCAGTTCCGGCCCGACATCACCCACAACGGGCCCGAAATCTACGCCACCTTCGACACCCGCCTCGGCACCGTCGACTACCTGCGCGCCTGGATCTCCCACGCCCCCTACGCCGCCCTGCAGGCCGAACTGCTACCCGTCATCGCCATCGAGATCGACGCCGAAATCGTCTCCCTCGACCCCGACGGCCTCCGCGCCTTCACCGCCGTCACCCGCGCCCACCTCGACACCCTCGACCAACTCGCCGACGAAGCCGACCACATCCGCGGAGGTGGCCAGTGAGCACCAACACCCTCACCAAGGGACAGAGCTGGGTCCTCGGTGGCGCGTCCATCGCCATGGTCGTCGTCGGAGCCTTCGGCGCCTGGGGTACATACAGCAACGCCGTCGCCGAGTTCCACCGCCAGGCGACCGCGGCCGGCGTGGTCGCCGCGGGCGAGGGCCTCACCCTCATCCTCGCCATGATCATGCTGGGTCGGACGATGCTCAACCAGGCATCACCCGGCATCGTCCGGGCCGGCATGTGGGTCGCCCCGGTATCCGCCAGCTGCATCGGCGTATCCATCGCCAACGACGTCCGCGAGGCCGCCGTGTACGCAGTCACCCCCCTGGCCATGTCGGGCGCCGCCGAGGGCCTCGGCCTCATCGCCCGGAGCATCGTCGTCTACCGCACCGGCCAGGACGCCGAGGTGATGCGCTACAACGCGGACACCGCCCGACAGCTGGCCTTCAACCGCGCCGTCGCCGACGGCCACCCCGACAAGCGCAAGCGCAAAGGTGCCGTGCGCCGGTACTGGCGGCTCGCCAAACACGTCGGCGTGGGGGACACAGAGCTTGGCGCCGGCCTGGTCGACGTCCAGCGCGTCCGCGTCCGCGACGGAGCCGATGCGGCCCTCGCATCCATGTACGGCGGAGCTGCGGTCGAGAGGTCCCAGAAGGACCCCGCAAAACCTCGACCGGCCACCGCCACCGAGGTACTGCGCGAGCGGTTCGCCACCATGGACCCCGCGGATGCGATCCGCCTCGCACACGATGCGCGACCTGATGCACGCCCCGCCGAACTCGCCTCCCTGCTCGGCACCTACGGGGTCCCCATCGACGCCGTCGCCGTCGCCCTGGTCCTCGGCCAGAAGGCCCCCGAGTACGAGGTGCATCGACCTGATGCGGCTGATGCGCTCCAGGTCAACGCCCTGGAGCCGCTGAACGTCGAGGGCGTCGTCATCGAGGCCGCATCCCTCCTCGGCCCGGACGCATCCGCCCGCGCGATCGCCGAGCACATCGCCGCCCGCCGCCGTCTCATCGTCGGCGAGCCGTACATCCGCACCGCCCTCTCACGGGCCGCAAGGAAGCCCCAGCCCGAGACCCCGGCCAAGCCGATGGAGGGTGGATTCCTGTGATGCGCTTCCTGTTCGGCCTCGCGCTTGGCGTGCTCGTCATCTACCCGTCCCTGCTCGCGATCGTCCTGGCCGTCGTCGCCGCGGCCGTCTCGCAGCCCTCGGTCCTCGCCATCGCCGCCGGCATGTGGCTGTGGCCGCGCATCACCCGCACCGCCCGAAGGTGGTGGACGGCGTGAGCAACCTGCCGGAGAACTACCAGCGCTACGCCGCACCCGACCAGGTGGCCGCCCACCACCGCCCACCGAACGTCCTCTACGACCAGCAGGGCCGCCCCGTCCACTTCACGATCGGGCAGCCCCCGCCACCGGTCATCGTGCAGGCGCCCGTCCAGCAGGGCATGGACCCGGCCCTGCAGCGGCTGATCATCGTCACGTTCCTGATCCTCGCCGTGGTCGTCGTCTGCACCGCGGCGGTGTGCGCGGTCGTCGTGATCATGGGCGGCACGCTCATTGGGATCATCGGCGCAGTCGGCCAGAACCTCACCCTGCTCGCCGTCTCCCTCGTCGGCGTCATCGTCGCCTGCGGATGGGCCGCCTCCAAGATCCGCCCCGCCGTCAACCCCCCGCGAAAGAAAGGCCGCTGACCTGCCCTTCCGCGCCGCCGAACCTCTTGTATGTCATCCAAGAAGTTCGGCGGGTGCGGTGGGGCCGGACAGCCCGGCCACCGAATGAGAGGAGCCCGTCATGGGCTGGAAGCGAGACCGCGAAGAGATCAGGCAGCTCATGGCCGCACGCCCGGACCCCGAAGGCAAGCACGGCAATGAGTCGCAGGAGGCCCAGGCCGTCAACGCCGAGCTGGACCGCAAGCTCCGTGCGCAGCCCGTATGGCGGCGCGGCCGGTTCTTGTACGACGACTGACTGGCCACCCGCCCCGCCCGAGACCGACGACACCGCCCCGGAGGACTGACCGTGCCTGTCTCCAAACACGACCCGCACAACGCCCGCGAGCTGGCGAAGGTGCTGCTGCTCGGCGCCCGCATCCAGCGACGGGAGTCCCGCGGCAAGCCGACCAAGCGGCTTGAGAACCGCGTCGACAAGATCCGGACGGAAGCGCAGGCCCGCGAGGACGCCAAGAACAAGATGTAGATCACCCCGGGGGCGGCGTCCCACCGCCAAGCAAGTCGCCGTCCCCGGGCCCAACCTTTCCACCTGGAAAAGTAGGAGCCCCAAGCATGACCGACATCCTGACCAAGCCCCTCCAGGACGCACCACAGGACGCCGAGGACGCCCAGGACGCCACCCAGGACGTCGAAGCCGTCGACCGTCCCGACAACCCCCTCGCCGACTGGCTCACCGTCCCCGACGTACCGATCCTCCCCGCCTGGGCACGCAACTGGACATCCGTCCGCGCCAACAGCGGAGCCCTTATCAAGGTCGGCTGGTGGCACACCCGCTACCACGGCCTGCGCACCCCCAAGTACGCCGTCAAGGTCGTCGGCTACTCCGCGCGCGGCGCCTACCGCGGCGGACGCCGCCTGTGGCCCGTCCTCGCCGCCCAGGACCACACCGCCGGCATCAAAGCCCTGCGCGTCCAGGTCAAGGCCAAGCCCGACGACGTCGTCCTCGCCGCCCAGGCCGTCGTAGCGCACCGCGAGCGCACCGAAGCCCGCCGCTGGCGCTGGGGTGCCGCCCTCGGCCTCGCCAGCGCCGCGGCCGTCGCCCTCAACTACGCCACCCTCGGCCTGCAGCTCGCCGCCGGCTGCATGATGTGCGGCGGCCTCACCGCCATCGGCTGGTCCGACGAAGCCCGCATCCTCGACCACGGCATCCCGCCCCTGCGCATCGCCATGGACGCAGCGCAGCTCAACGACGCCCTGCGCGCCACCGGGCTCCTCAAGCAGGGCAAGGGCGACGACGAAGGACCCAAGGTCAACTGCATCATGGGGCCGCTGCGGGACGGCAACGGATGGGCCGTCCTGTTCGACCTGCCCAAGGGCGGCGGGAAGACCGCGGCCGACGTCCTCGCCAAGCGGACCGCGATCGCCGCCGAACTGGGCGTCGACGAAATCCAGGTCATCATGAGCCGCGTCCGCGCCGTCGCAGGCGGCAACGCAGGACGCGTCTCCATGTGGGTCGCCGACGACGACCCCTACCTCTCCCCGCCCACCACCTCGCCCATGGAAGCCCTCGACACCTTCTCCATCTGGGACGCCGTCCCCTTCGGCCAGGACGCCCGCGGCAACCGCGTCTCCATCCCCATCGTCTGGCAGTCCATGTTCTTCGGCGGCCTCCCCCGGCGCGGCAAAACCTTCAGCCAACGCCTGCTCACCGCCGCCGGCCTCCTCGACGCCCACGTCCGCCACTACGTCTGCGACTTCAAGGGCGGCCAGGACTGGATCCAGATGCGGCAGGTCGCCCACCGCCTGGTCCTCGGCGCCGAAGAAGACGCCATCCTCGCCTTCAAAGCCCTGCTCAAAGAGCTCCTGCGCGAGATGGAGCGCCGCTTCACCATCCTGCGCGGCCTGCCCACCTCGATCTGCCCCGAAGGCAAGCTCACCCCCGAGATCGTCACCCGCTACAACATGCCGTTCATCCTGTTCACCGTCGACGAGCTGCAAGAAGCGTTCCTCGCCGTCGACGACCAGGAGCGCGAGGAGATCATCAACGACATGGCGCGCATCGCCCGACGCGGCCCCGCAGCCGGATTCATCTCCAACTACGCCTCCCAGCGCCCCGACGCCAAGTCCGTGCCCACCAAGCTCCGCGAGATCATCACCATCCGCTACTCGACACAGGTCACCGACCAGACGTCCTCCGACATGGTCCTCGGCAAAGGCAAGGCCGCCCAGGGCGCGGACGCCTCCGTGCTGTCCGAGGAGCACAAGGGCGTCGGCGTCCTCGTCACCGGCCCCGCCTCCTTCGTCACCGTCAAGGCCGACATGCTGGAGACCGCCGCCTTCAACACCATGTGCGCCAAGGGCCGCACCCTGCGCGAGCAGGCCGGACAGCTCACCGGCGACGCCGCCAACGACCCCAGCGCCATCGCCGAAGCCTCCGGCTTCACCGTCAGCCCCGTCCTGTCCGACTGCCTCTCCGTCATGCGCCACAGCCCCAAGATGCACACCGCCGACATCCTCGCCCGCCTGGAGAACCTCGACGAGGACTACGGCGACTGGGACGCCGAACGCCTCGCCAAGGAACTCGACGACGCCGGCGTGAAGCGCACCACCAAGCAGGTCAACATCGGCGGCAAGAACCTCGCCGGATACCGCCGCGAAGACCTCGAAGCCGCCATGCCCACCGAGCTCCTGGGCGACCGGTAGAGGGGGAGGGCACTACAACCCCCACTACGGCACCCCCCTCTGGCCCCGCCCTACCCGGCGAGTGGATCTAGAGGGGGGCCACTACCGCTATAGAGCCCCCCATAGAGGCCCCTGAGCAGGCAAGTAGAGGGGGTAGAGGGGGTTCAGGGCATCCCCTGAAAACCCGCCTGTGCCGCATCATGGGGGCATGGCACAGCCCGTCCTCGTCGACCCCTACGCCGCCCACGCAGCCACCGGCATCAAGCCCGGCACCATCCGCGTCTGGCTCCACCGCGGCAAGCTCACCCACCACGGCCACGACACCCAAGGCCGCGCCCTCATCGACCTGCACGAACTCCAAAACCACCTCACAGTCAAGGCCGCTTGACCCACTAGATCGCAGGGTGTAACACTCAACCCATGTTCAGCGTGCCCACATACCGCTGACCAGGACACACGAAGGCCTCGACCAATCCGGGGGGATTGGTCGAGGCCTTCGTCGCGTCTACAGGGAGGCGACCATGCCGCGTAAGGCCATGCAGGTCTGCCCCACCCCCGGATGCCCCACCCTCACCGCCCGCGGGCGGTGCACCGACTGCCAGACCCAGGTCACAGCCGAAAGACCCCGACACAAGGACGCAGGCCGCGGCCGACGATGGCGCGACGCAAGCGCCATGTACCTCCGAGACCACCCGTACTGCGAATGCCCCACGTGCTCCGCCCTCCCACCCCTGCAGCGCGACCTGGCGACCGAGGTCGACCACATCGACGGCCTCGGACCACTCGGCCCCCGCGGCTACGACCCGACCAACTGGCAGGCCATGAGCAAGGCACACCACTCCCGCAAAACCGCAGCCGAAACCTGGGGAACCTGAGGGCATGAACGCCACCGGATGGTTCGCCTGCGACGAGGGCGACGAGACAGAGGTACCCAATCCCCGCTACCCCTGGCAGCCAGTCCTTCAGCTGGAGGGCATGCAGGTCAGGCTGTCGATCTGGTTCGAGACCAAAGAGGCATGCCAGGGATTCATCACCAGCGATGTGATCGGCAAGGGCCTTCACCCGCTCCAGTGATCTCACCGACTGTGACCAGACCCAGGGGGGTACCCCCAACCGGCCAGGGGGCGGACGACGCGGGGGAGGGCGCTGCCTGGTCCGTCGGGTTCAGAGGGTCCCAGCTGTCACGCAAGGTGACGGCAATCAGTGCTGCGCAATGCAGCGTTGGAGGAGTGATCGACATGCCCCGTGGAGGAGCGCGCGCGGTCTCCGGACCGCCGCCGGACCCGAGGTCTTTGCGCAGTACGAAGGTCATCGACAAGGGCGGATGGCGGACGCTGCCGGCGGAAGGACGCGAGGGAGCACCGCCCGAGTGGCCGCTGACTGAGGCCGCTGACCGTGAGCTGGATCTGTGGGATGACCTGTGGGCGAAGCCGCAGGCTGTGGCATGGGAGGACATGGGCCAGGAGCTGGAGGTCGCGCTGTTCGTGCGGACGCTGGCCGAGGCCGAGCGTGCGGACGCTCGCGTGGATGTGAAGAAGATGGTGCGCGGCTACCTCGACAGCCTCGGCCTCAGCGTGGCGGGCATGAACCGGAACCGGTGGAAGATCGCCCCGGCGATCGAGGGGCCCGCCGCTGCGGAGGCCGGGCAGACGGATGCCGTTCGGCGTCCGTCGGCTCGTGACCGGCTGAAGGTCGTGCCCAGTGGCGAAGGGGCCTGACGCTGGGGCCGAGTTCGTCGTCGACTTCCCCACCTTGTGGATCGTGCCGGACTGGATCGAGGAGCACTGTCCGATCCCGGACGGCTTCCGCGTGGGCGAACGCATGGAGCTGTACCCGTGGCAGCTGTGGTGCACGGTCAACCACTACCGCGTGAAGCCGACGGCCGTCGTCGGGCAGCTGGCGCCGGCGTTCCAATACCGCCGTAGCCAGGTCGTCGCTCCGCAGAAGACGGGCAAGGGGCCGTGGTCGGCGACGATCGTGCTGGCCGAGGCTGCCGGGCCGGTCGTCTTTGATGGCTGGGCCAAGGGTGGCGAGCGGTACCGGTGTTCGGATCACGGCTGCGGCTGCGGCTGGTGGTACGAGTACCAGCCGGGCGAGCCGATGGGTGTGCCGTGGCCGACTCCGCTGATCCAGCTGACGGCGACGTCCGAGGACCAGGTCGACAACGTGTACCGCCCGCTGCGGTCGATGGTGAAGCGCGGCCCGCTCTCCGAGATCATGCAGACAGGCGAGGAGTTCACGCGGGTCGGGGACGACGGCCGGATCGACGTGGTCACCTCGTCGGCTCTGTCTCGCCTGGGCAACCCGATCATCTTCGCGATGCAGGACGAGACCGGCCTGTACACCACGGCGAACAAGCTACGCCGGGTCGCCGAGACCCAGCGGCGCGGCACGGCCGGCATGGGCGGCCGCTCGATGGAGACGACGAACGGGTGGGATCCGTCGGAGAAGTCCGTGGCGCAGACGACGTCTGAGTCGAAGCGACGGGACGTCTTCAAGTACCACCCGCAGGCCCCAAAGTCCCTGTCGTACAAGGACAAGCGCCAGCGGCGGAAGATCCACAGCATCGTCTACGCAGGCTCCACTCATGTGGATCTCGATGCGATCGAGGCCGAGGCCGCCGAGATCATGGAGACGGACGAGGCGCAGGCCGAGCGGTTCTTCGGCAACCGGTGCGTAGCCGGTTCGGCGTCCTGGCTGGACGGCGCGAAGTGGGCGGCGAAGGCGAAGCCGCGCAGGGTCCGGCCGATGACCCGGATCGTCCTCGGCTTCGACGGCTCCGACAGCGACGACTGGACGGCGATCCGCGGCGAGACGATGGACGGCTATCAGTTCACCCCGCTGTTCGGGGACAACGACGAGCCGACGATCTGGAACCCCGCGGACTACGGCGGCCAGGTCCCGCGCGCCGAGGTGCGTGCGGCGATGGACCAGCTGATGAACCGGTACGACGTGGTGCGGCTGTACGCGGACCCGCCGTACTGGGACACGGAGATCGACGAGTGGGTCGACCTGTACGGCGAGGAGCGCGTCATCCGCTGGCACACGCGCCGCATCGTGCAGATGCACTCCGCGTGCGAGCGGCTGAAGACGGACGTCGTGAAGCGCACCTCGGACGGTGCCGCGTTCACGCACGACGGCTGCGCGATCACGCAGTCACACATCGAGAACACCCGCGCAGCCGCCCGCCCGATGGGCCGCTACGTGCTGCGCAAGGCGAGCCCGGTTCAGAAGATCGACGTCACCATCCCGAGCATCCTCGCCCACGAGGCGCTCGGCGACGTCATCGCGGCCGGCCTGGCCGAGCCCGAAGAGTCCTACTACTACGGCAGTTGAGGAGGGCCCGATGGCTACGCAAGGGCAGGCTCTCCAGCTGGTCGCGCTGCTGGAGAACGAGCTGATCCGGCGGCGCGGCCCGATCGACCGGCACAACGACTACTACCGGGGCAAGCACCCGCTGAAGTTCGCGTCCGAGGAGTTCGCGAAGTTCCACGGGGAGCGCTACCGGGACTTCTCCGACAACTGGGTGCAGGTGGTGGCCGACTCGCCCGTGGAGCGGCTGACCGTGACCGGGTTTGTGGCCGACGGCGAGACGTCCGCAGACAGGGACCTGTGGAAGGTGTGGCAGGTCAACGGTCTGGACGCCGACAGCCAGCTCGGTTTCCTCGGCGCGGTGACCGGGGCCCGCTGTTTCGTCCTGGTGTGGGGTGACCCGGATGACCCGGACATGCCTGTGGTCACGTTCGAGGACGCCTCTCAGTGCGTCATTGCCTACGAGCCGGGCTCGCGTCGCCTGCGCCGGGCAGCGCTGAAGCGGTGGCAGGACGGCAACATGGATTTCGCCACCCTGTACCTGAAGCACGAGGTGTGGAAGTTCTGCCGTCCCCTCGCGCGGCAGGACAAGTCACCGCAGATGGCGGACGTCGACGAGGAACTGAAGACGTGGACGCCGCGCGAGATGGGCGCCGAGCCGAACCCGCAGCCCAATCCCATGGGCGTGGTCCCGATGGTGGAGCTGCCCAACAAGCCGATGCTCGTTGAGGATCCGATCTCCGATGTCGCCGGCGTGGTCGCGATGCAGGACGCGATCAACCTGCTGTGGGCGCAGCTGTTCACTGCCTCCGACTACGCCAGCTTCCCGCAGCGCGTCGTCCTCGGCGCCGAACGGCCGATGATCCCCAAGCTCAACTCGGCCGGTGAGATCGTCGGCAAACAGGCGGTAGACCTCGACAAGTTCCAGGTCGACCGAGTCGCCTGGATCACCGGCAAGGACGCCCGGATCGCGGAGTGGCAGGCCGCGAACCTGGGCATGTACAGCGGCATCATCGAGATGGCGGTCGGTCACCTCGCGGCGCAGACGCGGACCCCGCAGCACTACCTGATCGGGAAGATGGCGAACCTCGGTGAGGGCGCCCTCCTCGCCGCGGAGACCGGTCTCGTGAAGCGGTGCGACGAGAAGACCCTGTGGTACGGGCAGGGCCTGCGTGAGATGGCCCGTCTGATCGCGCTGGCCAAGGGCGAGTACGCGAAGGCCGCGGAACTGCGCTCGGGCCGCGTGCTGTGGGCGGAGACCGAGTCCCGCTCGCACGCGCAGATGGCGGACGCGCTGCTGAAGCTGAAGCAGCTCGGCTTCCCCTTCGAGTGGCTGGCGCTGCGGTACGGCCTCACCCCGACCGAGGTGTTCGACGTCCTCGCCATGCGCGAGCGGGAGTTGGAGGCAGACCCGGTCACCGAGCTGACCCGCAACCTCACCGGCGGCGGGACCGTGCCCGATCCGGAGCAGCAGCCGGACGAGCAGCAGCCGGACGAGGAGCCGGAGGCTGCGGCATGAGCCCGTCCCCCCAGGCGGTCGCGCACATGGAAGCGCGGCGCCGTCTGACCGAGGCGACCGCGCGGGCGTCGCGGCAGATGTGGCGGCAGGTCGACCGGGACAACATTTATCCGTCGTGGCTGGGCATGCTCGGCCGCCTGGTGGCGATCGTGGGGAGCGGGCAGCTGGCCACCGCGCAGGCGACCGAGCCATGGCTGACGGGGCTGCTGGGGATGGATCCGGAGCAGCCGGATTCCGACCGCCTCAACCCTGCCGCGCTGGTGGGCGTGACCGGCGCCGGGCTTCCGCTTGCAAGCGTGCTGATGGCGCCGATGTGGGCCGCGCTGCGGCTGGTTACGCAGGGCAGGCCGGTGGTGCAGTCGATGGCCAGCGGTCAGGCCCTGTTGGACGCGGTGGTCCGCACGGCTGTGGCCGATGCAGGGCGTGCGGCCGACTCGGTCGGCATGATCGCCCGCCCGGCTGTCACTTCCTACGTGCGGGTTGTCGAGGGCGGCGCCTGCTCGCGCTGTGTGGTCCTGGCCGGGCGGGAGTACGGCGTCAGTACGGCGTTCGCCCGGCATCCGAAGTGCAACTGCTCGATGGAGCCCGTCACCCGCGAGCACCGGCCCACACCTTCCAGCCCTGAGGCGCTCTTCAAATCGATGTCCGACGGCGAGAAGCAGCGCACGTTCGGCGCGTCCGCGGTGAAGGCGATCGACGCCGGCGCCGACATCGCCCAGGTCGTCAACGCCCGCCGCGGCATGGCCTCGGCGACCGTGTTCGGCCGCACGGTGCGGGCCACGACCGAGGGCACGCAGCGCGGTGAGTTCCGGCGCCAGGAGTTCCGCCGTCTGCAGGACGAGGGAGCGATCCCCCGGTCCCAGTCGATCCGGGGCTTCAGCCCCACCGCGACGCGGCTCATGCCTGAGGAGATCGTCCGCCAGGCCGGCAACCGCGAGCACGCGGTCCGGCTGCTGCGGCAGCACGCGTACATCGCCTGAACCCCGCCCGCGCGCAACGCGCAGGCCCACACCCCGCAACGGGAGATCACATGCACCGCAGCACCCTGCCCCGCCATGCCCGCGCGCACGCGCCCGGCTGGTCCCACCCCTACCCGGTCGACCCGTGGTCGCCGATGTTCTACGTCGACGGCGGCGACGGCCAGGACGACGATGCGGACGGCGACGACGACGGCGACCAGGTAGACGAGGCGGACTCGGACGACACCGAAGCCCAAGGCGGCAGCGACGACACAGACCCGGAGGGCGCCGACAAGCTCGGCGACCCGGGCAAGCGCGCGCTCGCGTCCATGAAGGGCAAGTGGCGTGCTGAGCGGGACCGGGCCAAGGAGCTGGAGCGAAAGCTCGCGGAGAAGGACGGCGCGGACGAGACCGAGACGGTCCGCCGCAAGGCCGAGGCCGACGCCACCGCCAAGGCCAACGGCAGGATCCTCCGGGCGGAAGTGAAAGCCGCGGCCGCGGGCAAGCTCGCGGACCCGGCCGACGCCTACAAGTTCCTCGACCTCGACCAGTTCGAGGTCGATGACGACGGCAACGTCGACAGTGAAGAGGTCGCGGAAGCGATCGAGGAGCTCATCAAGAACAAGCCCTACCTGGCAGCCGCAACGGCCAAGAGGTTCCAGGGCACAGCCGACGGCGGCGCAGCGCGCAAGGCGGGCCGGCCGAAGCAGCTCACCAAGCAGGACCTCAAAACCATGAGCGCTGACCAGATCGTCGCGGCCCAGGATGCGGGCCAGCTCGACGACTACCTCAGCGCCGGCTAACCCCAAGAAGGAGGCCACACCGTGGCTATCACCCGCTTCCGGCCGGAAGTCTGGAGTGCTCGACTGCTGGTCGGCACCCGGACGCGTCTCGTCTACGGCCAGCCTGGCGTCGTCAACCGCGACTACGAGGGCGAGATCGCCGAGTCGGGCGACATCGTGCGGATCACGTCCATCTCCGACCCGACGATCGGCACCTACACCGCGAACTCCACGGTCATCACCCCGGAGGAACTGACCGACGCGCAGCGCACGCTGCAGGTCGACCAGAGCAAGTACTTCGCGTTCAAGGTCGATGACGTCGACAAGCGGCAGGCGAAGGGCAGCGTGATGCCCGAGGCCATGTCAAGGGCCGCGTACCAGCTGGCGAAGGTCGCCGACTCCTACGTCGCGAACCTGTACACCCAGGCCGCGACCGCCAACCAGCTGGGCACCGTGGCGGTGACCACCGCGGACCTGGCCTACGCCCAGATCCGGGCGATGAAGCTGCGGATGGACGAGGCGGACATCCCCGAAGAGGGCCGTTACCTCGTCGGCCCGCACTGGTTCTTCTCCCTGCTGCTGGACAGCAGCAAGTACCTGGACGCCTCCGCGTCCGGTTCCAACGAGCCACTGCGCAACGGATTCGTGGGCCGCACGCTCGGCTTCAACCTGGCGCAGTCCAACCAGGCCCCGAACCCCACCGGCGACGACTTCGTAGTCCAGGCCGGGGTGCCGCAGGCAATCTCCTTCGCGGAGCAGATCAACAAGACCGAGGCCTACCGGCCGGAGAACAGCTTCTCCGACGCGATCAAGGGCCTGCACCTGTACGGCGCCAAGGTCATCCGCCCGGACCACATCGTCACTCTCGTCGCCTCCAAGACCTGATCGGAGAAGTGAACTCATGCCTCGCACAGCAGTCGCGTACCGCAACCTGGTCGCCAACAGCTCCCTCAACGGTGCCACCGGCCCGACGACGGTCGACGCCACGCTCGTCACCAACGGCGTCGTCATCGCGAACGCCGTCCCAGAACTCACCATCCTCCGAGCCACCCACACCGACAGCACCGCGCACGACCTGATCGTGCGCGCCGGCGACAACCCGCCCGCGCTGGCAGCAGGGCAGGGTGACCTGACTGTCGAGGTCGCCCTCACCTCGGGCATCCGGTACTTCGGGCCGTTCGAGTCCGGCCGGTTCCTCCAGTCCGACGGGGCGATGCACATCGACTTCGAGACCGGTTTCGTCGGCACCATCGACGTCCTGCGAATCCCGAGGGCCACGTGATGACAGAGACGATCTACATCCGAGGGGAAGGCGGCGGGATCCACGCCATGGATCTGCCCCTTCACGAGTCGGTCGAGCAGCGCCTCGCCCGCGGCCAGCTGACCCGCGTCAACCAGGACGGCAGCTCCTACACGGACGGAACCACGGAAGCGGGACCGAGCGAGAGCAGCGACCCAGCCGCGGACAAGTCCGCCCGGCCTGCGGTGAACGCGTCCAAGTCCGAGTGGATCGCCTACGTCGTCGGCCAGGGGCACCTGTCTGCCGAGGACGCGGCGAACCTCACCAAGGCTGACCTGATCGAACTGGCCAGCTGACGGGAGGGGGTCGCCGTGGCGCTCGACCCGTTGGCGACACAGGCCGACCTGGAGGCCCGCGGCCTGACCGTGGAAGCCTCCGAGGAGGCGATGGTCGGGGTGTTCCTCGACGTCGCTTCGACCGCCGTCCGTGAGGCGGCGGGAGTGCCGATCTCGGAGACGACGTCGACGATCCTGTTGGAGGGCGGGCCGGGTCAGTGGCTGACACTGCCCGGCCTGCCCGTCTCGGCCGTCGCCTCGGTGGAGCTGGACGGTGTCGCGCTGACGGACTGGCGGCTGCGTTCCCAACGCCTGTGGCGTGCGGTCGGCTGGACGGGCTGTGACGGCCCGTCCGAGGTGGAAGTCGTCCAGACGCACGGGCTCGCTGATGTGCCCTCGGACATCGTCGACCTGGTGTGCCGCATGGTCGCCGGCGCGTTGAAGGCGCAGCGGGCCGAGGCGGACGGTACGGGCCTGGCCACCGAGGTCATCACCTCGGAGCGGATCGGGGACTACGCGGTCACCTTCGGCGGCGACGGGCGGGTCAGTGAGATGGACCTGCCGCAGTACTGGCGCGAGCGCCTCGAGGCCCGCTTCGGCGGCGGCGCGCAATTGCTGAGGTCGAGGTGAGCGTCGGCCGGTACTTCAACCGGCAGCTGGACGTCTGGCGCCTGCAGACGTCGCCGGACGGGCACGGCGGCCAGACCACCACCCTCGTCCAACAGGGGCTGCCCGTGCGGGCGAAGGTCGACCAGCCCTCCCCCACCGAACGCCTCATCGCCCAGCAGGCGAACTCCAAGCACTCGCACGACGTGTTCATGCCGCCCGGCGCCGACGTGCGGCGCGGCGACGAGCTGCGCGGCAAGGACGGCCTGGGCAACGACCAGGTGTTCCGGGTGCTGTCCGTCGTCCAGCCGTCCCGGCCCGTGTACTCGAAGGCTCTTGCTGAGCTGATCCAGGGAGAAGGAGAACCCGATGGCTGAACTCAGCCTCACCACGGTGCCGGTAGCCACCGGTATCGCCGATGTCGCCGCCCAGGCGGTCGCTGCCGCTGTCGGAGGGGACACCGCGCCCGTCGGGCCCGGCCGGTTCCTGTACGTCAACAACGGCTCCGGCGGATCCATCACGGTCACGGTGGCCACGCCGGGCACGGTGTCCGGGCTGGCCATCGCGGATACCGCGGTGGCGGTCGCCGCCGGGAAGCACGCGTTCATCTCGCTCGCGAACGTCTTCCGGGGCGCGACGGGCCGCGCGGCCATCACCTACAGCGCGGTCACCACGGTGACCGTGAAGCCGTTCGAGCTGGGCGTCTGATGGCCGAGCGGGACTGGCAGTTGCCCAAGTGCGAGCCGCAGGAGTGCCGTTCGCGGGCCGAGGAACTGCTCGCCGTGGGCGACATCAAGGAGGTCGGACCGCGGGCGATCGCGTGGGCCCTGCTCGCCGTCGCCGGCGAACTGCACACCATCCGCAAGCAGCTCAGCAGGAGGTGACGGCGATGGCACGCAGCGGACGGGCGCCGGTAAGGGTCACCGGCCTGGCCCGGCTGAAGGAACGCCTCCAGGACATGCCTGACCAAATCAAGGATGCCCTGGTAGAGGCTGTGAAGGAGTCGGCCGAGGCGGTACGCGACGACGTCAAGCGCAACGTGCCGGTCGACACCAGGGGCGGAGACAGCCACCACCTCAAAGACACCGTCGACATCCGCTACCGCGAGGGCGGCCTGGTCGCCGATGTCGGCTGGTTCGGCCCCGAGAACTCCTACGCCACCTATGTCGAGTTCGGCACCCGCAAGCGGCCTGCGCAGCCGTCGCTGTATCCGGCGCTGGAGCGGGAGCGGGGCCGCTTTGCCGCCCGGCTGACGGACGAGATCCGGCGGGCCCTGCGGTGAGCAGCCCCATTCCGGGACTGGCCGCGCTGCCCACGCAGGACGGCATGCGTAACGCGCTGCTCGCCGACGCCCCGCTCATGGCCCTGATCACGGGCGTCTTCGACTGGGTCAACGAGAAGCAGCCTTACCCGTACATCGTCATCGGTGAGGCGGTGGAGACCCCGTCCAACGCGCACGACCGGTACAGCTCCGAGGTGCTGGGGACCTTGCACATCTGGGACCAGAACCGCGGTTTCGCCTCAAGCCTGACGATCGCGGCCCGTGTGATTCAGGTCCTGGACCACACACCGCTGACCATCGAGGGCCATGTCCACCGGTGGACGCGGTTCGTGTCCCTGCAGACGCTCAGGGACCCCGAGCCTCCGGGCGACATCCGGCACGTGCCGATGACGTTCCGTATCGGCACTGAGGTCTCCCCCGCGTAACTGTCCGATCAACGACCGGCCGCAAGCGCCGGACAACCTCAGAAGGGCGGAGACCATGGCCGGTCTTGACGCATTCGGTACCCAGCTCAAGCGTGACTCCAACGGCGCCGGCGCCTTTCTGGCCGTCGCCAACGTCTCGGACGTTTCCGGTCCTTCGAGGTCGCGTGAGGCCATCGAAGTCACCGCCCACGACTCCCCCGACAAGTACCGGGAGTTCGTCAAGGGGCTCAAGGACGGCGGGGAAGTCGAGATCACCATCAACTACGACCCCGGCGACGCGACCCACCTGGCGCTCGATGCCGACTTCGAGGAAGACGACCTGCGGGACTACCAGGTCGTCATCCTGCCGGGCAAGGACGACGAGCACACGTGGGAGTTCTCCGCTCTGATCACCAGCCTCGGGGACGAGTTCCCGCACGACGACAAGATGGAGCGCACGTGCACTTTCAAAATCTCGGGCAAGCCTGTGCTGACCGCGACCGGCGCCTGACGAGAGCGGGGAAGAGCGCATCATGGCACTACTGACGAAGGCTCAGATCAACTCCGCCGTAGACCGCGTGTGGGAGGACGTGCCCGTGCCCGAGTGGGGCGAGGGTGCGCAGGTCCGTCTCATGGAGCTGTCGGCCGCCGACCGCGGCTACATCGAGGCGGGCAGCGTCGTCGCCAACGGGCAGAACCCTCAGCTCAAGGTCGAGTCCCTGAAGGTGTACCGCGAGAAGCTCGTCGGCATGGCGATGGTCGACGAGAACTTCGAGCGGCTCTACACCAACAAGGAGATCGCCGCGGGCGAGCTCGGCCTGAAGTCCGGCTCGGTCATCGAGCGGCTGGCCGCCAAGGTGCAGGAACTCTCGCGCATGGGCCGGTTCGCCGTGAAGGAAGCCGAGGGAAACTCCGACGCCGCCCAGAGCGGCTCTTCCGTTTCCGGCTAGCGGAGCATCTCGGGATGACGGTGGCCGACCTGGACTCCCGGCTGGGTTCGGCCGAGCTGACCGAGTGGATGGCCTTCGAGAAGATCACCGGCCCGCTCGGCAGACGCCGCAACGACATCCAGGCGGCCACCATCGCGGCCACCATCGCCAACGCCAACCGGGGCAAGGGCGGCAAGAGGTTCACCCCGCAGGACTTCCTGCTGCCGTATGGCGCCGAGCGGAAGGGGCCGCAGGAAATGCTGGCAGCCATCCGCGGCATCAACCAGTCGATGGGGGGTGAAGAGCGTGGAGGACCTGAAGGTTGAGGTCGCCGCGGACATGGGCAGTACGTCCGCAACGCTCAACGACGCAACTACCAGCATCGACGGACTGGGCGCCGCGGCCAGCTCTGCCAGCGGTGACCTCGGCCAGGCGGACAGCCAGGCCGGCGGTCTCGCCACCAGCATGGACAAGGTCGGCGTCGGGGCGCTCGGGGCCGCCGGTGCGTTCGCCAGCATGGGCGACATCGTCAACGGCGCCGTCGACCTGTGGAACACGGGAGAGCAGCGGGCCGACGACCTCGCGCGCGCGCAGAACGACGTCGCCCAGGCCGCGCTCGATGTGAAGCAGGCCAACCAGGACATGCGGCAGTCGCAGGTCGACGCCAACCAGGCGCAGCTGGACGGTACCCAGTCCGGGATCGACCTCAAGCAGGCTCTGCTCGACCAGAAGGTTGCCCAGGAGGAGTACAACGAGGCGGTCAAGGAGTTCGGCCCCAACTCTCTTGAGGCTGAGCAGGCGCAGATCGACCTGAGTCAGGCGGATGCGGATGCCGAGCAGGCCAAGCTCGACGGCAAGCAGGCGACCGAGGACTACAGCCAGGCCCAGCTCGACGGCAAGCAGGCGGCCATCGACGCCAGCAGCGCGCAGGTCGATCTCAATGAGGCGCAGCGCAATCAGGTCGGTGCGGGTGTCATGGGCAGTTGGGTCGGCACGATCTCGCAGATCGGTACCGCGCTGTTCGGTCTCATCGGCACCTTCGCGCTGTTCGGGGCGGGGACCGTCGCGACCGCTGCGACGGCTGTCGGCTCGGCCATAGCGACGGCGGCGGCGTGGGTGGGTTCCTGGATCGCCATGGCCGCTACCGCCACGCTGAGCGCGGTCACCATGGCGGCGGCGTGGCTGCTTTCGATCTGGCCGATTGCCCTGATCGTCGCGGCTGTCGTCGCTCTGGCAATCGTGATCATCAAGAACTGGGACACGATCAAGGCGTGGACCATCAAGATTTTCAACGCGGTCTGGAACTGGCTCAAGGGCCTGTGGGACGACATCGTCGCGCTGTTCAACTGGGCTGTCGCCATGGTGAAGACGATCTTCTTCAACTTCGCCCCGCTGGGGATCATCATCAAGAACTGGGGTGCGATCACCGGTTGGATCTCAGCCCAGTGGAGCAGCATCGGACGGACGATCTCCGGCTGGGTCGACAAGATCGCAGGCTTCTTCGATGGCATGTGGGACGGCGTCGTCGGCGGCCTGAAGTGGGCACTCAACGGAATCATCAGCCTGCTCAACGACGGCATCTACAGCGTGAACACGCTGATCAGCGGAGCCAACCGTCTTCCCGGCGTCGATATCGGCTTCCTTCCCTACATCCCGTACCTCGCCGAGGGCGGTGTCACCACAGGGCCGACCCTGGCCATGATCGGTGAGGGCCGGGAGCAGGAAGCCGTGCTTCCCCTGAGCAAGCTCCAGGGTCTGCTGAACATGCAGGGCGGCAACCAGGTTGTCGTCCAGATCGATGGTGGCCCCTTCCGGGAGTACCTCCAGGCCGAGGTGCGCACCAAGGCCGGTGGAGATGTGGCCCGTTACGCTGGAGGTGACTGATGCCGAGCCTGCCCCCGCCCATCTGGGCTGAACTGTTCTTCGGCGGTGCGTGGAACGGAATCACCCGGGATCTGCGGCAGACCTCCGCGGTCACCGCGTCCCGGGGCCTGTCCGCCGAGTCGTTCGCCGCGGCCGAGCCCACCACCACGGAATGCACGCTCGACAACCGCGGCCACGACTACTCCCCGCGCAACGCGAAGAGCCGTCTGCGCGGGCTGATCGGCCGCAACACCCCCTTCCGGTGGGGGTACCGGGTCGGCTCCCCGTGGGCCGAGTTCGCCGGAGGACTCGGCTCGGACGCCATCCAGACCCCCGACAGTGCAGCCCTGGACATCGCAGGCGACTTCGATCTGCGCGTGGACATGGCCCTTGAGGACTGGTCCGAGTCGCAGATGATCTGCCTGCGCTATGTACCGTCCGCCAACGCGTGCTGGGCCCTGGAGATGGTCAACGGGTTCCCGACGTTCCTGTGGTCCCCGGACGGGACGTTCGCGAGCCGCATCGACCAGACGGCCACCGCAGAGCTGAAGGCGCACAACGGGCGGCGCCTGGCGCTGCGCGTGACGCTGGACATCGACAACGGGGCCGGCGGGTACGAGCTGCGCTTCTACACCGGGCGCACCGTCGACGACGAGGAATGGGACCTCCTGGGCGAGCCCATCACCGGCAGCAGCACGACCAGTGTGTTCACCGGGACGGCGGAGCTCGAGTTCGGGCACGGCTCCAGCTTCAACGCACTGCCCAGCGGAGGGACGCTGAACCGGATGCGAGGCAAGGCTTTCGCGCTCAAGCTCCTCAACGGCATCGCCGGGACCGTCGCGGTCGCCATGTCGGTGGCCGCCGCGACCCCGGGAGGCACCTCGTTCACGGACGCCACCGGCCTGGTGTGGACGAAGCAGGGCAGCGCGGTGTTCTCCAACAAGCACATCCGCATGGCCGGTGAGGTGCCTGCCTGGCCGCCCACGCGGGACCTCTCGGGCAACGACACGTACACGCAGATCACCCCGACCGGCATCAGCCGCCGGATGGACGCGGGCAACAAGCCCCAGGACTCCGCCCTCCTGCGCTACATCAAGGCGCAGGGCCCCATCGAGTGCTGGCCGCTGACGGACGGGAGTTCCAGCACGGTCGGCACATCGCTCGTCGGCGGGTCCAACATGCGGCAGAAGATCGACGCAGCCGTGGACACACCTGTCGAGTTCGGGGCCGGCCGCTTGGCGGACTGGATCGAGCCCGTGATCGCCGTGAAGCCCGACTCCACGGGGCGCTTCATCGGCACCGTCCCGGTCAGCTCGTCCGCTGCCTCCAAGTGGTCGGTGGATCTGTTCCTGCGCGGCGGGGGCAACGAGTCAGCGGGCGGTGTCGTCATCCGCGACCGCGGGGCCGGCACCGACGCGGACAACGCCATCGAGTTCTTCCTCGTCTTCAACGGCAACCTGGACACCCTCGCCACGCTGTGGACGGCGGTGGGGGAAACCTCCGCGCCGCAGTCGCTCCTCACCGCCGGAAGCCCCGCGAACATCTACGACGAGGGGCTCCACCACATCCGCTTGACCATGGACCCCGGCGTCTCCACCACCGCGTGGGAGATGTACACCGACGGTGTCCTCCTGGACAGCGGCACCATCCCTGTAGTCGTCAAGGCCGTCTCGACGATCGACCTGCGGTTCGGGTTCCTCACCGTGGCCAACCAGACCATGACCGAGCGCGGGTTCGGCTACATCACCTACTGGGACGGCACCGGACCCTCGGCCGCCGACATGTGGGGTGCGGCCACCGGCTTCCCGGGGGAGCGCGCGGGCGCGCGAATCGAGCGTCTGGCCACCGAATCCGGATACACCGCGAGCACCTCTGGGGAGCTGGCTCACCAGCAGCTGATGGGCGTGCAGGACCGCAAGAAGCTGCTGCAGCTGCTCAACGAATCCAGCCTCACCAACTTCGGCTACCTCCTGGAGCGGCGCGACGCCCTGGAAGTGATCCACCGCAGCCACTCCACGCTGTGGAACCAGCCCCCCGCGCTCACCCTCGACTTCTCCGCCGGTCTCATCAGCGCCCCGTTCAAGCCGGCCGATGACGACAAGCTCACCGAGAACGACGTGTCGGTGTCCCGGGCAGGGGGCGCCGTGCCGGTCCGGGCGGTTCTGGAGTCGGGCGAGCTGTCCGTCCAGGACTTCCCCGCAGGTGCGGGCCGCTACGACAACGCCTACACCTACAGCCTGTACACCGACGACCAGGCCGCGAACGTCGCGTACATGCGCCTGCACCTGGGGACGTACAACGGCGTCCGGTACACCCGGATCACCCTGGATCTCGCCAACCCTCGCGTCTTCCAGATGATCGACGCCATCCTGCGCCTCGATGTCGGCGACATGCTGCGCCTGACGAACGTCCCAGAGGACCACGGCCCGGACGATGTTGATGTGCTCGTGCAGGGCTACACCGAGGAAGCCGGACCACAGTCCTGGAAGATCACGCTCAACTGTGTACCGGCCGAGCCCTGGACGGCGTTCGTGGCCAGCAGCGACCGCTACAGCCGGGCGGACACCAACGGCAGTTCCCTGAACGCGGCCCTGACGTCCTCGGCGACGTCTATGAGCGTGGCCACCGCGGCCGGGAACACGGTCTGGGTGGACAGCACCGGGTACGCGGCCGAGTTCCCCTTCGATGTGCGTGTCGGAGGTGTGAGCGGGGAGGTGGTCCGCGTAACCGCGGTCTCAGGCACCTCGTCCCCGCAGACATTCACCGTGGTACGGGGCGTCAACGGCGTGCGGATAGCCCACGATCCGGCTGAAGACGTCCGTCTCGCCCACCCCGTCTACATCCCCCTGTGAGGAGGAGTCGTGGCCATCTACCCCGACATGCGGGCCGGTCAGAGGATGCTCGTCGACGTCCTTCGCTCGACGATCTACGACGAGGTAGTCAAGGCGACCACCGAGACCGTCACCAACAGCATCACCTACCAGGACGACAACGAACTGTTCCTGCCCGCCGGAGCCAGCGCCAAGTACCGCTTCGACCTGCTGCTGCTGCACAGCTCCGGCACGACGGGCAAGTTCAAGATGCAGTTCACCGCACCCGCCGGATCCACCGTGGCCTGGGGTGTCGCGGGCGCCTACACCGCGGTGACCTCATCCAATCCCGTCTCCGATGTGTCCCTCCCCTCGCGGACCTTGAGCGACGTCCTGGGCCTGGGAGGGGGGAACCTGACGGGTACCACTGCGTTCATCAGCGGAGTCCTCACCACCAGCAGCACGGCCGGGAACCTGATGTTCCAGTGGGCCCAGATCACCTCCGACGCCGCCGCCACCCAGGTACGCGCCGGTTCCACCCTCCGCATGAAGAGGATCGCCTGAAAGGCAGCCCGTGCTCCCACAGTCCGAGTACTACCAGATCACCCTGAACAGCAACGGAACCGGCGGCTCGTTCGACGTCGCGTTCAACATCGCCCGCGCGGACGCTTTCACCGGCGACGGCAGCGACATGGGCAACGGCAGTATCACCGGCCCTGAGCAACTCATGGCCATCGCCCAGGGAATCGCCTCCGGCCTGGAAGCAACGTCCGCGCCCTACTGGGACAACATCACGGTCGCCTCGATCACGAGGACGCCCTTGCATGACGCTGTTCCGCTCTACCCCTGAGAAACCCCACACCGTCGCCCCGCGCCGTTGGCCGGGGCTTTTCTCATGCCCGGGAGGGCACATGACCGAGCAACAGCCGTCCGTCGGGCGGATCGTCCACTACGTCAGCTACGGCACCCCCGGCGGCGAGTACACCTCGCAGTGTCGGGCCGCCGTCGTCACCGAGGTTGTCAACCCCGACCTCGTCGGACTTGCCGTCCTCAATCCGACCGGCATGTTCTTCAACCAGGAGATCACGCACGACGAGAGCGGGACCGTTGGCGGCACCTGGCACTGGCCGGAGCGTGTGTGATGGCCACACCACCGTCCGCCGCCACCTTCCTCGACCTGCTCCGCGACGAAGGCCTCACCGTCGTCGAGGTCGGCACCTGGGAGACCCACAACCGCAACCACATGGGCCCGTGGGGTCCCGTGCACGGCGTGATGATCCACCACACCGTCACCAAGGGCACCGCCTCCACAGTGGCGCTGTGCCGCGACGGGCACTCCACGCTGCCCGGCCCGCTCTGCCACGGCGTCATCGCCAAGGACGGCACCGTGCACCTGGTCGGCTACGGCCGCGCCAACCACGCAGGCCTGGGCGACAGTGACGTCCTCGCCGCCGTCAAGAACGAGACGGCGCTGCCCGCCGACAACGAGGCGGACACCGACGGCAACCGCTCCTTTTACGGCTTCGAGTGCGAGAACCTCGGCGACGGCAAGGACCCATGGCCCGCCGCGCAGCTGCTCACCATCGAGAAGGTCTCCGCCGCGATCTGCCGGCACCACGGCTGGGACGAGCGCTCCGTCATCGGCCACCTGGAGTGGCAGCCCGGCAAGGTCGACCCGCGCGGGTTCACCATGGCGTCGATACGTGCTGCTGTCGCTGAGCGGCTCGGCTCGAAGCCCGTCACCGTGCCCCCGCTGCCGAAGCCGGCCAAGCCCGTCGTCGACCTGTCGAAGGTGGTCGCCGCGGCCAAGACCAACCCGAAAGCGGCGGGCACTCCGGTCACTTACTCCGGGGTCCGCACCGTGGAGTCCGCCCTCGTCGACGCGGGCCTGCTCGCCAAGGCGTACTCCGACGGCCACTTCGGCACGACCACGGTCGAGGCCTACGCGAAGTGGCAGCGCTCCAAGGCCGGAGGCGGCTACAGCGGCAGCGCTGCCGACGGCGTCCCCGGCAAGGCCAGTCTCACCAAGCTCGGCGCGAAGTACGGATTCACCGTCGTCGCCTGAACCCCCGAAGGGACACACCCATGTCTGAGCTCAACTTCCCCAGTACCGAGACCGTCGTGAAGACGGCCGCCACCTACGGCCGCGATCTCCTCGAGCGCGTCCTCACGACGTTCCTCCAGGCGGGCATCGCCGGTGTCGTCGTCACCCAGCCCCTCGACGGCTCGATGTGGTACGCCGCCGGGGCCGGTGGCGTGGGCGCGGTGCTCGCCCTCGGCAAGGGCCTCGTGGCGCGCTGGAGGGACGTCACCAACTCGGCATCCCTCGCGAGAGGCGTATAGGTGGCGACACCACAGGACCCCGGCGTCTACATCTCGTCCGGGCAGATGTACCAGGAGTTGAGATCCCTGAGCGATGGCGTCACCCGGGTAGAGACCAAACTCGACACCATCGGCCAAGGCCTCACGGAAGTCGGCAAGGACGTCGCCGACCACGAGTCACGGATCCGCACCCTGGAGCACACCATGTGGCGCGCTGCCGGAGGCGCTGCGGTCCTCGGTGCTGGTGCCGGAATCGTCGCCCAGTTCCTCATCCGCTGAACAACACGCCCCCAGCCACGGTCACCACGGCCGTGGTTGGGGGCGCTTCGTCATGCCCGGGGGTCGTCGACAACGTAGGTGCCTTTGCCGCGGACGGTGACGACCAAGCCCCTCTCGATGAGTAGCTGCACGGCCGCCCGTGCGGTAGGCCGGGACACAGCGAACTCCTCGCAGATACCAGCCTCGGACGGCACACGGCGACGCGGCGGATAGGTGCCGTCGGTGATCCTGGCAGCGATCACTGCGGCGATCTGCTCGTACAGCGGCTCAGGTCCGTCGAGATCCACGGTCATATATCGACCGTAGGAGGCATACGACAATGCTTCTCGTCGAGTGACGTGACCTGACATCACCTGACAAGCAGGCGTACCGTCGGCACGACAAGACCCCCGCGACCGTGTCACCGGTCCGGGGGCGTGGACGACGCTACGAGGAGCATCGACATGGCAGAGAGTACGCGCAGCCAAACCATCATGACGGGACCGGTACACCTCCCGGAACCCACACCGCCACCCCAGCCGGTACCGGGCTGCGGCGTCTGCAGCGCCCTCGACCGACAGCGCGCCGAGCACACCGCAACCGGCGACCCGTCGAAGGCAACGGACTGCAATGTCGAGATCCGCAACCACCCGCACCCGGCGCGCAAGGGCCGGCGGGCATGACCGGCACACGGTGGCAGTGGGAGGACTCCGGGAGCGGGCCCGGCCACATGCAGAAGGTCGCCGACAACGGCACGTGCAACCGCGTGCAGGCCGCGTACCGCGCCTACCTCGATCACTCCGTCGCGTGTGAGGGCTGCGGGCACGGCGAGACGCGGTGCCCGACAGCAGACGAGCTGTGGCGCGCGTACCGCGCTGCGCAGAGGTAG